GGGCTGTGGCAAGAGGTTGAAGACCAGTTGACCTATCAACAATATGCCCCCCACAACTTAGCAAATTACACCTTTGCAGCGCCACCCAAGCCCGTAGGCTACTGGGTGCTGTATGCGGAAATGATGCCGCAAACAAAATTTTCTATGTATCACAAGCCAACCGACGAACAGATCAAGAACACTGAGCAATTGCTGGGCTGGAGGTGGCAAAACGCATGAGAAAACCAACATGGGCCACGCTGATCCGACAGCTTCTACGACTGGAAGATGATGGTTTAACCGTGGCCGAAATCAGTCAACTGCTCGATGCCAGCAAGGCATCCATTTACGAAGCCTTGAACAACCCAAACCTGATGCCTGATGCATACATCGACCGGTGGACTGAAACCAATAAATATGTAACCAGCCAAGCAGTGTGGTGCGTGGTCGTCCCACCGCCGCACTGCCCCCGACCAGAGCCTAAACAACATGACTGAAATTTCACAAAAATCAATCAACGATGCCGTGGACTACATCTACAGCCACGGCCACAAGTACGCCAACGCCAAGGGCGAACTCACGTACTTGGAAGAGTTCCGAAAATCCAAGAAGGCCATGCTGATGAAGACCGCGCTGTCCAATGGCATCGCCAAGTCCTCAGCAGCCGCTGAAATGGAGGCATACGCAGACATGGCCTACGTGGAGCTGCTGAAGGGCATAGCAGCCGCTACAGAGGCCGCAGAGGCCCTGCGCTGGGGTTTGGTAGCCGCACAAGCTCGAATTGACGTATGGCGATCTTTGGAGGCTTCCAACCGCACTTCGGATCGACTGGGATGAGCGCCCGGAAGCAACGCAAGCGCACGCAGTACAAGGTGCGCTGCGGCAATTCATGGAACTGGCGTTTTGATCGTTTTATGCGATCCGTGTTGGCGGCATACAACCCGCTTGCCAAGGCACTTGAATCAGCATACGAAAGGGCTCGCAATGAACGGCACCTATAACGCCAAGGAACGCGCATGGGTAGGGCTCGTCAAAGAACTCCCATGCAGCGTATGCGACGAATCTGGCCCGTCCGACGCCCACCACATCAAGCAGGGGAACCACTTCACCGTGGTGGCCCTGTGCAAGTCCTGCCATCAGGGCTCCATGCTGGGATGGCACGGCCAGAAGCGCATGTGGAACCTCAAGAAGATGGATGAGAACGACGCCCTGAACATTACGATCCAGAGGGCGGTCGAGGCCATGAATCAGTAGCCCGGTGTAGTTTAACTACGCCTATCAGGGTAAACACCTAGAAAATAAATGAAAAAAAGTTTGGGAAAGCTCGCACAAGTGCTTTAACTTGATGTTAGAATTACCTCACTGCAACATCGCAGGTTATTACGAAGGATTACGAAATGATCAATACCACCATCAACTCCGCCGACCAGCTCGGCACCCTGCTCGCCCAGATCGCAGAACTGACCAAGCAGGCCGACGCCATCAAGGACTCCATGAAGGACGTTGCCAGCAAGGGTGAAGCCAAAGTGTTCGAGGGCTCCTTGTTCAAATGCACCTACACCGAAGCCAACCGCACTGTGGTTGACTACAAGAAGCTGGTTGCTGACATCGGCGTGGCCGACAGCATCCTTGCCCAATACACCAGCACCACCGCTGTGTTCAGCATCAAGACCACCAGCCGTTAATCGGAGTACACCATGCCAAACATTGACACACTCATTGCTTTTGAAAACGGCGACTTGGACGAGGATCAGGTCATTGAATTCATTCAAGACGGAATCGACAAAGGTTGGGTCTGGAGCTTGCAAGGCTTCTATGGCCGCGCCGCCCAGTCCCTGATCAACGCTGGCTTGTGCCACGCATAAGGAAAACATCATGACACCATTGACCCAACGCCAAAAAGAACTGATCACCAAGAACGTGCTGGCAGCATGCAAAGACATCGAGAAGCTGAACAAGACTGGGTACGACTTTCTGTATTTGTCCCAAGGATTCATTGCTCACTACAACTTGGGCGGCTTCAAGGCCTACTACTCGGACGGTAGCCTGCAACGTGACATCGAGCGCAACGCACGCGCCAACCAGTGGAACAACTTCCGCAAGGGTGAGCGCGATGCCGACTACTACCACGCCAAACGTGATTGCTACAACATGATCCTTGGCGGTCTGGTAGCACGCGACGAGTTAGATGCGCAGAACTTCATGCGCGACCATTTCACTATCGTTCACATCGGATAACCATCATGAAAATCAAGACCACTGTCCATATTCACTACGTCAAATATTCGTTTGAAACTGAAGGCGAATACCAAGTCTATTCCTGCAAACTAGGTGATGCAGAGCACCGCGTTTACGTTGGAGAGCAAGAGGTTGAACTTGAAGTGCCCGACAATTTTGACCCACGCCCAGCGCAGATCGCAGCCCTGATGGAAGAGCAAACCAAAGCCGCAGCCGCGTACCAAAAAACCGTGACCAACATTCAGCGTCGCATTGCGGAACTGCAAGCAATCGAGTTCACAGCATGATTGAAATCAAGGACAAGCACAACAACGTGATTGCCCGATCCAAGAACCTGCGCGGCATCAACGAACGGTGCCGCAAGGTTCAGGTGGCTTCGGCCAACGTGAGCCAACTGGGTGACTGGGCTTACGTGGAGGTAATCTGGGCTGATGGATCATGGGCTGGAGTGCGTTTTGCCTCCGCAGAAATTGCCAAAGACTACATCAACACAAAAAGGTTTCAAACATGAACACGCAACTGCCCCCTCACTCCAAGATCAGCTACCCATCGGTGCCCAACGACACGTTCAAGTGGAGCAGCGGCTCCGACGTGCAGGCAACATGGCGCAAATATGGCTGGACGCCTCCCAGTGAGCACATGACCCCACCACCGCCCGAAAAGAAGGCGGAAGAGGCTTTCCAGCCCCTTCGGAGGTTCAAATGAATCCCATCACACCCATGGAGGCGTATGCAACCACGGACGGAAAGCTGTTTCATGACAAACTGGAGGCTCAGGCTCACCAGTACGGCATTGACATCACCCCTGAGATTGAGGCCCACCTTGGGGATCGCCAACTGTCGGTGACTTGGTACTCTCGCCTGAATTGCATCCTTGAATGGGAAACCTCCCGCAAACTTGAACAACTGAAAGCACAAAATGTCTGAAAAAGAACTTAGCCCCCTCGCACGTCAATTACTTGGTGGCAGCGGCCACGTCAAATTTTTCACCCAGCAGGAGTTCGACGAGGCTCTGGCGCTGGCCCAAGCCGAGATCATGCATGTGGCCGTGGAGACCACCAAGCGTGCCATCATGATTGAGCGCGAAGAGTGCGCCAAGCTGGCCGACGAATGCGTGGACATCGAGAAGCTGGGCGAGGCTATTCGCAACCGTATCCCTTCCCAACGCCAATAGGAGGCACCATGACCAAAAGTGAGATGAAAGCCCTTGCAAAGTACACCGTGGCGCTGGAGGAGCACATCAACGCCGAGATGCGCAAAATCTTCGACAAAGAGGGGGACGAGGTTGCAATGAACGTCCTGCTCAACGTGGGCACCTCTATGCTCGCCAAGACCATGCTGCTGGCTCCAGAAAGCCACCGGGACGATCTGGTGGGGGTACTGGCTACCCTGATCGACGTGAAAGTGCAGGAGGGCGGTGCCATGATCGAATCCCTCAAGGCTATCGGCAACGCCATGGTGCATTGATCTTTACAAAACTTTACAAAGAAAGTGTTGACGTACTCTAACTTTGTGTTATAGTTCATTCACTGCGAAATTAGCAGGTATTACCAAGGAAGTGAAATGCAATACAAACTCAATGTGGCACGCGACGTAGACACCGATGAACCGGACGTGTTTATCCTGAACTTGCCAAAGGGCTGGCGTCTTGATGAACCTGTGTTTGGCAACGATGTCCAACACGTCATGGGGTTCGACACCATGCGCGAATTAAAAGCCTATGTCAAGGGCGGCGTGGTTCCTTGCAATTGCACCGGCTGCAAATAAATTTATTGGGGCTTCGGCCCCACCTTTAATTTAGTGTTATAGTTCACTCACTGCAAGATTAGCAGGCATTACCAAGGACACCATCATGAACATCGGAACCCAAACCAACAGCCTCGTCAACCACTTGTACAGCCGCATGACTATTGGCGCACCAGCACCCACCGTAGGCATGGCTGCAACCGCCCTGTCGTGGACTGACCGCCACGCAGCAACTGTGACAGAAGTCACTGAGCTGAAAAGCAAAACATGGGCCTACGAAATCCGCGTTGTAGAAGACAAGGTGCTGGTCATTGCAGGCAGCACACATGATGGCAGCGCAACCTTTGCGTTTGTGCCAAACCCACGGGGTTATGCTGACATCTATCGCATGGATCGCAAGACGGGTGCATGGGTTCGCGGTTACATCAACCAAGACACTGGCAAGTTCAAAAAAGGCCAAGGCGGTCTGATCCTTGGCCGTCGTGACCACTACGTTGATCCAAGCTTCTGACATGCACACTTGGCCCTTCCCACCACCCGGTGGGCCTATCCCTTGGACTCCCGCCCAACAGCGGGAATACCAGCGCCAGCAGCGCGAACAACTTCCCGACGCACCTTTTTAGGAGAACCCCATGGCAACTAAACCAGCAGCAAAGAAAACAGCCCCACCAGCGGCCAAGAAGACCCCAGCCAAGGCCAAGCTACTCCAAGCCCCCGCCAAGGCCCTAAAACCGGCCTCCAAGCCCCGCAAAGAGCCCGAGCCTACCTACCACATGCCCATGGAGGTCAAAGAGTGGATAGATCAGGCTACAAGCCGTATGCGCAGCCTTCAGTCCAAGATCGACCGGTTGGAGCTGGAGAACATCGCGCTCAAGTCCTACAAGAAGTGGGCTGAGCATCGAATCCTTGGGAGCAGCCATGAGTGACGTAGATCAAGGCCAAGTAGGCGGCAACCACTACAAAGACATGGCCGTGCAGCCATGGCATGTCATGGAGTCCATCCTAAGCCGAGAAGAGTTCATCGGCTATCTCAAAGGAAACATCATTAAGTACGCTATGCGCCAAGGCCGCAAGGGTGAAGATGATGCCGGAAAGTGCCGTCACTATCAGCAAAAGCTCAAAGAAGTGCTGGCACAGATCACACCCCTTTACTTGGAGTAAGCCATGAAACCAACTATGTACCTGCGCGTCCTAGAGCGCAAAGAGTTTGCCCCATACGATCCGCCCGTCACGCCAGACCAGAGCGTGTCACCCATTGAAGACAAGACCGTCCGTGTGGTGCAACAGTTCTGGGAACACCCCAATGGGGGAGACGTTGCGGGAGACATGTTCACCCTCATCATAGGATCGTGGATTGACCTGCCAGTGTTGAAAGCATGACCGCAACTACAGAACAGGTGATGCAGGCCCTGCACAACACCCAAATGGACGCCATAGGCAAAACAGCCGTAGATGCCGTGAAGTACGGAACCGGAGTGATGATCATGGGCGCTGACATGAACCTACGTCACGTACCCGTGGATGAATACTTGGACTTGTGCCAGTTTATGCAATTCCTAGTGGGCCACGAAAAACCAACTTCAGGTTAAACTTCCATCCAATGCGCTGAAACATCGCGTGGAAGGGAAAGAGAAATGACTGAGAAAAAGCAGGCCGCAACCAAAAGCAAGATTGGTAGACCATCCGAGTTCAACCAAGACCTAGCAGATCACATCTGTGTAAGGCTGGGACAAGGGGAGAGCTTACGCACAATACTCAAGGATGAGGGTATGCCAGCACAGGGTACGGTGTACGTGTGGTTGCAGAAGTTCCCCGTCTTCCAAGAGCAATACATACGTGCGCGGGAAGAACAAGCTGAGACTCACGCCGACGAAATCGTGTCCATTGCGGATGAAACTCCTGAGACTGTGCCCGTGTACGACAAGGAGGGAAACGTCATTGACGTGAAGCTGGACTCCGCCTACATCGCATGGCAGAAGCAGCGGATCGACGCCCGTAAGTGGAACGCATCCAAGCAGCGCCCCAAGAAGTACGGCGACAAGGTTGTCCACGCTGGGGACGATGTAAACCCGGTGATCATCGAAAACAACCACAACGTCTTCGGTGAGCTGCTCAAGAACCTCAAGATGCAAAGGCAGGCTGAGCAATGATCCACTACACACCCGAAGGCCATCACATCAAGCTGGGATTGAACTTCAGCGGCGCACCGGGCGGCTTCCGCCTGCTGTGGGCTTGGTACGATTTTGGTAACCACAAGGCAACGACCTACCGCTTTCGCTTTCGTTGGCACATAGCCCCGCGCTTCCTGTGGGAGGCCAAGTCGTGGAGCGTGATTGACGCCCACTTAGCCGTGCATGGCCTTGCGCTTGTCCATCGTGAGGTGCTGGAAGACCTGAGCCTTTTAGAGGCGGACATCAAGCGCACCAACGAGCCCTACGCGTACATCAAGCCCCAATGAGCGCTCTCGAAGCCGTCATGGAGGACGAGAAGACCCAGAAAGAGTTCACCGCCCTCACCCCGCACCAGCAGATCGTCTTTAATTGGCAGTTCAGGTGGCTCAATGAGCAGGCCCTGAAGCACCAAATCGAGCCTTCAGGCGACTGGTGGAACATCTGGCTGCTGCTGGCCGGTCGAGGCGCAGGAAAGACCCGTGCAGCGGCTGAGACGCTGGCTGCGTGGGCATGCGAAGAGGCTGGAACCCGGTGGCTGGTGTCGGCTCCCACGTCCGGCGACTTGAAGTCCACCTGCTTCGAGGGCGACTCCGGCCTACTCAAGGTCATCCCGCCCCTGCTGGTAGCCAAGTACAACTCCAGCCTGCACGAGATCACGCTAGTCAATGGGAGCCTGATCAAGGGCATCCCGGCGTCCGAGCCTGAGCGCTTCCGTGGCCCACAGTTCCATGGCGGCTGGCTGGACGAGCTGGCAGCGTGGGAGTACCTGCGCGAGTCGTGGGACATGATCCAGTTCGGCATCCGTCTTGGAACCCGCACCAAGCTGATCTGCTCCACCACACCTAAGCCCAAGGACGTGGTGCTGGAGCTGATCGACCGTGAAGGCGACGACGTGACCATCACGCGGGCGTCCACCTACTCCAACATCAAGAACCTTGCGCCCAGCTTCCAGAAGCAGATTCTCCAGTACGAGGGCACCAATCTGGGGCGGCAGGAAATCCACGCCGAGATCATCGACCCTGAAGAGGGCGGCATCGTCAAGCGCGAGTGGTTCAAGCTCTGGGGCGCAGGCAAGCCCTTCCCCAAGCTGGAGTACATCCTCCAATCCTACGACTGCGCCACCAGCGACAAGACCCACAACGACCCAACCGGGGCCATCACCTTTGGGGTGTTCAAGCCACTGGATGGCGGCATGTGCGTCATGATCCTTGATTGCTGGCAAGAGCACCTCCAGTACCCACAACTACGCCCCAAGGTGATCGACGAGTTCGAGGTGGTGTACGGCGAAGGCAAGGGCAAGAAGCGCGTAGACGTGATCCTCGTGGAAGACAAGAGCGCCGGTATCAGCCTGATCCAAGACTTGCAGCAGGCCAGCTTGCCCGTCATCGCGTACAACCCCGGACGCGCCGACAAAGTGCAAAGGCTGTCCATCGTCGCCAACATCATCAAGGCCGGTCGCGTCTATGTGCCTGAGTCCAGCAACAAGAAGGGGTTCGTGAAGGACTGGGCAGAGGGCTGCATCAGCCAGATATGCTCATTCCCAGAGGGCACAGTCCATGATGAGTTCGTTGACTGCATCAGTCAGGGATTGCGCTACCTCCGCGACGCCGGGTGGATCAGCATCGACTTCCCAAGGGAAGATTCGGTGGACGAGGACGACATCTTGGATGCCGACGAGTACAACCAGCGGGTCAGGTCGATGACCAATCCCTACTCTCTGTAGTTTAACTACACCGTGCCATGATCGTAGTTAAACTACACCTGACAGGAAACTTACAATGACCTATGGCTGCTTCAACCGCCCGCCGCTCAAGTCCGTTGTGGCTGTGCAGGATGGATGGGTGCACGACTTCATGAGCGGGGCCACCAAGCGCACCGGCGTGTTGGTGTCCAGCCCCTTCCGCATGGCCCCTGATTGCCAGTACACCAAGACCGCGCTGGGTCAGGCCGATCCCAAGTGCCAAGGTTGCAAGCATAGACTTGACATCTAGTCAAAGGTATGATCGGGGAAAATCGTTTACCGGGGTCAACTCAACATGACTGGAACCAAATATGACACAGCACAAGAAGGCCCATTCTGGCGCGTCCG